CACATTGACTATCTCCTGTTATATCTATATTCAATAATCTAAGACTAATTATAGTAGGTATATAATTACCTGAAGCTCTAGTTTCAGCAAATAATCCAATATTTGTAGTTGTTGGTCTATTTATATATAAATTAGTAATGCTTTTATTGTTGCCATAGTATTCTGTTAGTTAGAGAAAAACCCCTCAATGATTGAGTGGGAGAAAATTTATTCAGTTGTGAAACTTTTTTTGCCATAACTTTAACTCCGTTCATGTAGCCTTGGGTTCGTGAGTGAACAAACCAGTTAATCCAGTTGTGTTTGTATCGAGTGCTAGGTACACAGTTGTGGGTTTGTTTTTTTGGTTAATTGAGTACAGCACATTTAGGTTGTGTTGTGGTATTGGTGTGGTGTTTTTTTGGTTAATTGAGTACGGCACATTTAGGTTGTGGTGTGGTGTTGTGGTATTGGTATAATGGTGGTTTGACTGTATACTTAACGGTATACTTAACGGTGTTGTGGTGTGGTGTGTTGTGTGTGTGGTGTGTTATACATTGCGCAGCGGTTATAGTTATGCTATTTTAGGTTAGGGGTGTTGCATGAAGCGGTTACCGCAGGATGTAGAGTTAGCGCGTCGCGAGTTATGGTCACGTTTTATTAGTGGTGAGATAGACTACGCTGGTTTTGTAGATGCGAGTCGTCGTTTTATACCGTTATCGGAGCGTCGTTTATGGATACGTGATGGTGTATTGAGTATATTGAGTGATGCGGTGGTAGAGTTTAGTGAGCGTTTGAGTGGGAAGTGTTACCGGGTATACCAGCGTCGTTTTGCACATCGTATATGTATGAGTTTGCTTCGGGAGGATGGTGAGGAATTGACGACGTTATGGGCGCGTCAGATGGGCAAGACGGAGACTTTAGCGATGATAGTCCCTGCGTTATGTATAATGTTACCGTTATATAGTTTTCATTTTGATGATCCTCGATTTACGAAGTACGGTGATGGTTTAAGGGTGGGTTTATTTGCGCCTACGTTGGAGCAGGCGGATTATGTATGGGATAGGATGCGTCGCAGTTTACTTCATGGACGTGCTCGCGAATTATTGAGGGGTGGTAATTTTGGAGTAGAGTTTGACGAGCGCAATTTTCGCAGTTTACGATTTAGCAATGGTAGTTTTGTAGGCAAGCACAGTGGAGCGGTGCAGGGCAAGCGTGAGGGTGCTACGTACAATTTGTTGTTATTGGAGGAGTGTCAAGACTTAGATGACATGGTAATAACGAAGGAGATAGCTCCGATGGGTGCGGCTACGAAGGGGACGATGGTAAAGATAGGCACGTGCAATTTACATAGGGGTGAATTTTGGCGCAGTTGTGAGCGCAACAAGCGGAGTGATTTGAGTCGTTCGCGCGGATATTTACAGCGTCATTTTGAGTTTGACTACCAGGTAGGTGCGAACAGCAGCCAGTCGTACTTGGAATATGTAGCGAATCAGTTGGATAAGTTAGGTTATGAGAGTGATGCTTTTAAGATGTCGTTTCGGTTAATTTGGCCGTTTAGCAGTGGAATGTTTTTATCTAGTAGTATGAAGGAGCAGATGTTAGATAGCGGTTTAAATTTGACAGACAGTGATAGTAGTGTAGATAGGGTTTATGGTGCTGGTTTAGACTTGGGCAAGACGTTAAATCCGACGGTATTGACGATAGGTCGTATAGGGTATGATGCTGGTATTGATTACGGTCGAGAGAAGCGTTATCCGATAGAGGTAGTTAGTTGGCGCAGTTGGTTAGGTGATGATCATGTAACGCAGTGTCCTGAGATATTGAGTGCGTTATTAAATTTTAGTGGGCTTCGTTTTTTGTGTGTAGACTCGACTGGCAAGGGTGAGCCGGTGTATGAGTTATTACGGGATGCTTGCAAGCCGTTTGGCATAGTGGTAATACCGTACAAGTTTTCGGTACAATCGAAGCATCGTGGTTGGACGTTATTGGATCAGGAGATAAAGGGTGGTAGGTTTAGGGTAGCTGGTAGTAAGACGGCGGTAGTACAGCGTCGTTTTAAGGAGTTTATGTCTGACATGGATGGTTTGACGAAGAGTTGGAATGGTATATACATGGTCTGCAACAAGGATACGCGGGACAAGAACAGTCGTGATGATTACTGTGACAGTGCGATGTTGTTATGTATGGGTGTGTATGATCAGCGAGTACGTGAGAGTAGTATAGTGGACAATCCTTTTCGTGGTTCTGTTTCGCCGCAAATTTTAAAGGGTGGTTTTGATAGGTTTGGCTTATTGGATCGTACGGGTTATGATATACGTCGTGAGTCGCGTCGTGGTAAAGCGCTGGTTCGCGGTAAGGGTCGCAATTATGGTAGGCGTCGTTAGGTCACTTAGGAGAAAGCGATGAGTAGTAATAGTGGTGATGGTTTACTTTACTTAGGTTTTATACCTGAGCGTTTACGAACACGTTTAAGTATAACGAGTGCACACATAGCGCGTGTAAAGCGTTACTACAAGTTGTGGGATTACTACAACGGTCGTCATTGGGATTATACAGCTGCGGAGGATGAGACGCAGGTAGTATTCAATTACATACGCAAGATAGTCCATTTGCTATCTAGTTTTACATTTAAGCGTGGTTTTTCTTTAAGTGTAGACTTAGGCTGGGAGGGTATAAAGTCGTACTTAGACCGTCAGTGGGAGAGTAATGGTAAGGAGACGGTTTTAATGAACATGGGTATCTCGGGTTGCATAACGGGTGATGTATTTTGCAAGGTAAGTTGGGAGAGTGAGCCGGAGTTTGATGATCCGTTTTGCAAGGTAGATTTAATACCGAGTGAGTACTGCTTTCCTGAGTTTAGTGGAGCGAAGGGTGAGCGGACGGGTATAATGACGGCTTGTAGTATTTTGTACCCGACGTATGAGCACAAGCGTGATGGTTTATTTAAGGTAAGTGAGACGGTTGAGACGGTAGTACGTGCGGAGCGTTGGACGCCTGAGTATGTAGAGCATTTTATTGGTAATGAGAAGGTAGGCGAGGATGTTAATCCGTTAGGTATAATACCGATAGTACATATACCTGATTGGCCGGTACCGGGTCAATTTTTTGGTTTATCTACTATTGAGGATTTGATAGAGCCTAACAAGAGTTTAAATGGAGTAATAACGGACATACAAGACATATTGGAGTACCAGGCTAGTCCTCAGACGATAGGTAAGGGTGTAGCTATTGATAAGATGGTCCGCGGTCCGGACAAGTTTTGGCAGATACCGGATGACGGCGATGTTTACAATTTAGAGATGGAGAGTGACCTTGCGTCCAGTTACAAGTATGTAGAGTTGTTACTTAGAATGTTGTCTGATTTATCTGGTGTACCTAGGAATGCGTTTGGTGGTGCTTCACAGCATGTGTCTAATACGCCTGGCGTAACGATGAACTATCTTTACTTACCGATGGTAGAGGTACGTGAGGTAAAGTTACGTTCGTATGAGCTTGGTTTACGTCGTATAAACAAGTTAATGATGAAGTTGGGTGAGTTATTTGACGCGGATTTTAGGGATGTGGTTGAAGGTATTAGGTCAAAAAATCCGGCAAAGAATGCTTATAAGACCAACATAGTATGGGGTTCTGCGTTACCTAGGGACGAGCAGGATGTATTAGCGCAGGCGGACAAGCGCATAAAGTTAGGTTTATCTACGCAGGAGGATGAATTAAAGCATTTAGGTACGGAGGAGGATTTAATACCTGATATTTTGCAGCGTGTAGAGGAGAATCGGAAGAAGTTTGCGGAGAGTGGTTTTACGCCGACGGGTGATCCGTTACCGCAGCGCGGTGGTACGTCGCGTTTACGTGAAACTACAACGGGGGAGGCTAATCGGGGTGCTCGAACGTCGGAAGGGATGGAGCGTTCTAGTAATGATGGCGAGGATACTTGACAACGGTAGTATTGTTGTTTTAATATAAGTTAAGAGGTTAGTGTTTTATGTTGTGTCTTGTTTTTTTCGTAGATATGACATAGAATTATTTGTAACGGTGTAATGTTGTTAACTTAGCCAAGAAGGCGAGGTATTACGCAATGAGTAATTATCGTGCAAGTTCTCCGAAGGGTCCGTCGGAGTTTGCAGAAGAGGGCCGCGGTCAGTTGGGTACATTTAGTGGTGTATCTAAGAGTAGCCGTCAGGTTTGGCGTGTGGGTAGTTTTAAGCGTACTGCTAACGAGCTTCATCCTAGTAGGCTTGTAACGAAGATTTCGGACAAGCGTTTTACGGGATAATTTAGCAAAGAAAGGTTTGAGTTATGTTTGAAAATGTTACTGGTTCGACGGATGCTCCGGTTAATTCTCCAGGTACGTCCGGGGGTAGTCCTCAAGGTACTAGTGTTGCGCCGGGGGCTTCTGTTCCTACTCCGCCTATTAACCCGTCTTCGCCTACTCCGCAACAGCCTCCTCAATTTCCGCCTTTTCCCGGCTCTGAGGGCTACCCTTTTAATATGGTACAGGGTGTTACGCCGGTTCCTTCGCAGGAACCTCCTGTTCAGGACGTACAGACGGGGGGTACGCCAGAACCGGCGCCTAAGCTGGATACTCCCGATTGGCTTAAAGGTTTTTCCGAAATGGAAGAGCAGACTAAGCGTAATTTGGAATACCTAGATGGTTTAGCCGCGGCTAAGGAGGTAAAGGAGAACCCTGACAGTCCTTTTGCGGACGCGATTGAGGAGTTACGTTCGCAGACGTTGCAACTTTCGCAACTTCTAGGCCAGCAGAAGGGTACGGTTGAACAGAAGACTTCCAAGGCGGAGCTTGCGTTACGGCAGAATGCGGAGTTGGAAAAGTCTGTTAAGCAGCTTTCTACGCAGTTAACGCAACAGCAGGAGGCTTATAATGCGCAGTTAAAGGGAATGCAGGTTGAAATGTTTAGGCGTGAACAGGCGGCGCGTTTAAATGTTGACCCTCAACTTTTAGCGGGTGCTAGTGAGACTGAGATTGTTGAGAACGGTAGGCGTCTAATTGCTTACGGCCAACAGCTTCAGGAGCAAATGCGGCAACAGTTTTTATCTCAGCAACCGGCTAATGCTGCACAGCCTCAAGTTCCGGTAGTTCCTCCTCTTCCTGCGCAAAATTTTGATGTTTTACAACCGATGAATTTGCAGCGCAGTCCCACGGTTGATACGAAGTTATCGCATACAGACCGTGAGGCGTTGGCTAAGTTACCGCATGACGAGTGGCAGAAGCAGCGTGCGGCCTTATTAGCGTCAACTGGAATTAAGTAATGAAGTACGCGACGTTGTTTTTTTGCGCGTTTTTTAAGTTGTGTGGCATCACGCTTGAAAGTGTGTCAAAAAGACAAGGTTGTAATTTTGGTTTTGTAACAACTAGGGCGGATTCCGTCCAAAGTAACGCCTGTGGAGACATTTTTTGTTTTGGTACGCTTGTATTGGAGCAAAGAACGCTCGTTGAAGCAGGAATTTCGTCAGCCGGGTTTTGTAATGGCCTTGGCTAGAAGAAAGTGATGGTTCTATTATGCTGTCGTCTATTGCTGTAGGCGGGGTTTACGTTCCTATTCCTGGTGCTTTAATGGATGTGTGGAGTGCTGATTTAGTACATGAAGCACTTCCTAAGATGCACTTTGCGTCGTTTGCTGTTATGAAAGACGAGTTGTTAGCCCAGCCGGGTGATACGATTCGTTTTCGTAGCGTCAATGACGTTGCGTTAGACCTGTCGGCGATGGAGATTACTGAAGATACGAACATTCAGGAAGGCGATTTCTCCACGTCGGAGACTTTAATTCAAGTCCGTGAGTACGGTTATGGTATGGCCGTGACGGAACGTCTTACCGTAACGTCTTATATGGACGTGTTTGGTGAGATGGCGTTACAGCTTGGCCGTAACTACGCGCAGCATGTTGATTTGCGCTTTCGTGATGCCGCTTTAGCTTGTGGCAACACGATTTTCGCTGGCGGGCGCGCTTCACGGGCAGCCATGGTAGGTGGCACGGATTACTTTACTACGGAAGAAATTCGTGTTGCTGTGGAGCAGTTGCAGAGTAACTCGGTGCCTAAGATTTCGGTTCCTGGCGCGGGCGATGTTTATGTTGCAATTGTCCACCCCCATCAGTTGGCTTATTTGAAGCGTGACCCGGATTGGGTAGCGGCGCAGCACTACTTTGGAACGCGGGCCATGTTTACAGGTGAGGCTGGTACTTGGGAGGACGTAATTTTCCTAACGACAAGTCTAATGCCTAATGGTGCAACGTCGCCTGCTTTTAGTCACATTTACAGTGCCTCTGTGGGCGGCGGCGCTGCGGCTCATGCGTATCAGAGTATTCTTTTTGGCGACAATTTTTACGGTTGGGCCCGCGCTCTTCCTGTGGAGCTTCGCCTCAAGGAGTCTGAGAACTACCAGCGTCGTCATGGTCTAGCTTGGTATGAAATTGCTGGTTATGACCTTCTTAACCATAGCAATGGTGTTGTCATTGAAACGGTGTAACGTTTTTTTGGAGGTGTTTGATGTCTAAGTCTGAGATAAAATCCGTTGCAGACGCGATTGAAAAGGGTGTAGAGACGGTAGAGACGGTAGACGAAGTTGTTGACGACAGCGCGCGGAAGAAGGAGGACCTTATGCTTTTGTCTGGCGAAAAAAATTCGCAAAAAGGCAAAGATAAGGTCCGCTTCCGTGATGTTATATGCAATCATACAACCACTAAGAGGTATGGGAGCGAATACTTTCACTTAGAGAAGGGGTCCAAGGCCCGCTTACCGGAAGACGTTGCAAAATATCTCTCTCAAAGCGGCCCTAAATTCCTTCGCTTTGTGACGCTCCTTTAACTAATGGCGTTACAAGATGTTATTATAGAACGAATTAGGTATAAGGTCGGCGATATAGACACCCCCTACACGTACTCTGACGAGACTTACGTGAATGTGGGGGTGTTTCCCGCGCTTTCTCGCATAAACTTTGATTTTTCTCAGAGCTACACACTTGCCACTTTACCTGTAAAGTTTGAATTCCTTGTAGTGCTGTTAGGTGCTGCGGAAATGGTAAAGCGTACTGTTCTTGATATGGGCAGGGACGCGGAATCAGGTTCATTAGCCGCGCGAGTTGTTGTACGAGTACCTGATTTAGACTACGAAAGCGGTGCCGGTAACTTCGCCGATATTATGTATAGAATGCGTCAGATTGCTCACCAATGGGTTGGAGAGTATGAAGACATCGTTGATCGTCTTAATGCAGTACCGGATGTAGATTATTACTCCGGTAAGACGCGGCAAGTTTTTTTGCGCTCAAAAAAAACGGGCGGTTTACGTCCAAGAACCATGGATAGTGGTATAGACGCTCCGTTGGACTTTGTTGGTGTTGTGGGTTCTGGCGTAATTAACTTTGAGTGGCCTGTTGTTTTAGACACAGAATTTAAGGCCTATAACATTTACGCTAGTACATCTCCTGGTGTAACACACCGTAATGGTTCTTTGTGGGCGAAAATTGGCGACAATCACCGGAACTATGTTACAGTCTCGCGCATTAAAACTGGTGTTTACTATGTCGTTTTGTATGTAGAAAGCCGTAATGGTTTGTTTGGTGCGCCAAGTGATGAAATTAACGTTGTGGTGCTATAATGACGCTACATACACAGATAGAAGAACGTATAGACAAGTCTATACTACAGTTTTCTACAATGCTGGGTGACGAGCCGCGTCCTATTTATCTTTTGAAGTTTAAGACCGGCGTGGAAGACCCTTTATATGGCAACCCTTATGGAGACGTTGACCGTGACAACCCTATCCTTTTAGAGGGAAGAAAAACTAGAAAGCCTCAAAATGAACAGGTTACTGACCACGGACGTTTTGTTGACGCGGATTTTTTCTTTCTCTTTTCAAGCGTTGAAGTGCGAGACCGGAGAAAAGTACATTCGTTTGAACCGTCAGACGCGGTCTTGAAGATTACGTTAAAAGATCGTATACTTTTTGGTAGTGACGAGTATAGAATCGTACTTGTTAAAGAAACCGGGGATATTGGTACAACACCAGTTTTACTCCTTCTAGGGTGTAAAAGGGTAGAAAACCAGGAAGGTTGAAACATGGGAAACGGTGGACCCATAAAAGTTAATACGTCACTTATTCCAAGTGACTTACGGTATTTTATAGCCCCTAAACTTGACCCGAGTTTTTCTGAGGAGGTTGACCCCATGTTTTTGACTGACGCAGCCCTTACTTCGATGTATACGCGCATGTTAAACGGTGTTCCTTTAGGTACGTCTGTAGACCCTACTACGACTGTTGCTTTTTATACGCCTGATAACATGGGCTTATGGGAAATATCCGCGCCAAAAACTGACCACGTTGAAATGTCTATGGAAGCTTTTGGAATGAGTGTCTCTTCAGACGCGGGTAACTTTCCTGGCGGAACCGCTTTTAGAGTTAAGGCTAATCGCCCTAACGGTAAAGTAGTTACATTACGATGGAAGGGCCCTGCGGGCGTACCGGGTGAAGTTATTACATTAACGTCTTGGAACACAACGCCTGTAGGCGCTGGTGTTGTAGACGTTATTGTAGCTTACCGTGATACACGCGAGGGTGGTACCTACGGTGCTGTTACGACAGAGACCCTTCCGTGGAATGTTGCTGCAGGCACCTTTACGTTAACTCCGGCGGAATCTTATCTTTCTGTGTGCGAAATTTCCATACAAATTCCAGATGCAACAGAGTTTTATTTTAGCGCAATTTCTGGCAAGTTTGATGTATATGAGGGTTTAGCGCGCAACGGTGACGTATTAGTTACGGCGTCCTCGGCCCTTGTTACAGTACGTTTAGGCACAGGTTTTGGTTCAATACCTGATTTGTGGGACCCGCGTGAATGGTCTTTTGGTCGGTTATGTGGCGCTTTTACAGACAACACTCGGTTGTTTTGTTACTCGCCTTTTTTCCATAACAGTAGTCCCGGTGCCATTACTAATTACTCTGCGCCTTTAACACCAGCAGGTTTCGGTGCTGTTATGGAAGAAGATGCCGAGTATATGTTCCCTAAACTAATACCGTTTAGCGGTCGCCGTTTTACAGTAGGTGGTTTGTTAGACGACAGATTCCCACCCGGCGTATTTTTAACAGGTGACGGCTACGGCTATGGTGTTAAAGGCCGCGATATTATGTTTGTGGGGCAACCTAGCGATAGTTGGAGTGACAAGTTGGTTGACGGAGTCAACACGGGTCGTGACTCAAGTCATTTACCCGAAAAGTTTTCCGCACTTGGCCTTGACTTAACTGACAACATTCTAATAAAGGACTTCGTTACAATAGGTCAAGTGGTTCATGCCGCGGAGGGTCAAATAACGGCTGGTAGTTGGGTTTTGATTAAAGGCTTCAACGTACAATTTTACGAGGTGTTACCGGGGGGCGGTATGGAATTTAATCTGTCACCTTTTGAGACGGAGAATACTACTGGATCTGTTACGATTGGTTTAGCCGTTGATTACTACAGGATCCCCAACTTTTTAAAACCGTACCAAATTAAGTAGGCGTTGAAAAGTGTCTGGCGGCCGTCCTTCTGCTGTAGTTACTATGACTATAAAAGGTAAGACCGAAGTAGTCCGTCTTTTGAAACGAGCGGGTCGCTTTTCACCAAAGCGTGCTAAGTTACAAAAAGAGGCTAAGGTTATAGTGGAACGGTTACGTGAAACGCTTGTAAGTTCTATTTTGGCACAAAATTTTCCGACAAGCCCTTATGTGCCGGAAGCCAACCGTATCGTAGGGTTGGCGGCTTCAACTATTAAGCGTAAAAAGGGCGATGACCGAGTTTTTATTGATAAGGGAGATTACGCACAAAGTTTTAAGGTGGTTAGGAAAACAGGTGAAGATTTTACAGGTTATACTGTAAAAGCTAACTCAAAACGGCATAAAAGCCCTGGAAGATCGTCGTCCCACATTACTAACGCACAACTTTCGTTTTATTTAGAGTGGGGTATTGCCTCACACAACATGCCACCTAGGCCGCTTTTTTCGTTGACGCGGTGGCATTATGCGAAGACAGGTCTTCCGGCTGATTTACGAAGACTAGGTGTTATGGCGCGAAATCACATTATTAGAGGTTCTGTGGTCTAATCAAAATGGGTGTACTAGCTCTCGATCACGCAATAAAGAAAAAGTTTGACGGACTTCTTATTTGTCCGCCTTCAGGTGGTACTCCTGTTGTTGAGCCTTACGTTTTTCTTGAAACACCAGATCCTGATAAAGTTGAGAGAAGGATAGTTCCGTGCGTTATAATTCATCGTCTCTTTGAGATGGAAGACCCCATTCGCGGCGCCCATTTAGACGAGTACGAAGAGGTTGAATCAGGTTCTAGCAGCCCGACAGAAGTTTTGTTTAAGCGGACAGAGCTTCCTTTCAACTTCCATTATCAGATTGACGCTGTCGCACACTATCCTCGCCAAATACGAGCCTTGGACGCTTTTATTCGTATTGCGTTTAAGAGCCGTACACCTATTTGGCTCGATGACGAAAAAAAAGACGGTTTTTGGACCTTTCTTGAAAACAAGACAGATATATCGTATACTGAAGAAGATAAGACGACCTTTCAAACTAGCAGGCGTTTTATTTTTGTAGGTTATACAATGGAGGAAGACGAAGACCTGTTTTATTCGCCGGAGACACCGCCAAGGTTTATTACCAAGCGTGTGTCTACGACAGAGCCACAAGGTTCTTTATCTTTGGTCAACGGTGGAAGTTAAAGTTGAGATTTTCCAATGTTTGTTACTAAAATTAAAAGTCTAGTAGCGTTCCGCGGGGCGTTACGTTATAACGACTACAGTTTTGTCAAAGTTTGTATTTCTAGTGAAGGAGAGTTGTCATGCCGTTAACTCTTAGACCTGGTGTTTATGGTGAGCGCGTTCAGAGGCGTGAGAAGTCTCTTTTGGGGACTGAGCACCTAAAGTCCTGTTTTCTTATTATAGCCGAGAAGGGCGAGATTAACAAGGTCGTAACTTGTTATGACTTTCCTCAAGTATTGGAAAACTTCGGCGATTACTTAGAAGATTATAACGACATTCATGCGCTAAAGGCGTTTTTTGACCAAGGCGCCGCACCCGCATTAGTGGTACGTCTTTGTCCTTATACGGGTGATGTTCCGAATGCTACAAAAGCAAGTGTGCAACTTCCAAATTTGGAAACGCCCACTGCAAGTGACTTGTTTGAAGTTGCGTCGAAGTATTACGGTACAGACGGAAACTACGTGTCTTGTGTCATTGAAGCCGACCCTCTCCGTGAAGAGGTGACAGGTAATACAATGACCAATACAGTAGGGCCTCATACGCTTTCAACAGTTGCGGGTATTCAGCCAGGTACGATCTTATATGTAGACGACACCGCAGTTGATCCTACTTATGTAGCATACATGATGGTCAAAGAGGTTGATAAAGCGGCTAAGACGGTCACGTTTTATTCCGCGTTGCCTTTTAGTGGACTTGCATCTACCAAAGTTGTGTCTGTCGAAGTTAGCTTGAAGGTCTACTACAAAGGGGTTCTCAAGGAACGGTGGAAGAACCTGTCTTTGGTCAGTGATTTGCCGTCATTCATCGAAAATGTGATTAACGATGAAGACACTGGTTCGGATTACATCACCGTTACGCAAGACACCACGTATGCTCTGGAGTTAGGTGACGCTGTTACGGTTGCGTCGATTCCTGAGTGTGGTACGACTGAGTACGAGTTGGTAGACGGTGCCATCGCTTACGGAAGTCTTAGTGACGCGGATATAATTGGCAGTCCTACAAAGCGTAACGGTCTTTATGCGTTTGACTCAATCGTTTATGGGCCTTTAGCCCTCTGTATTCCGTGCCGGTCTAACGTAGCCATCACTACCGCCGCTATTGCTTACTGCCAAAATAGGGGGGACGCTGTTTTTTACGTTGACCCTGAAACAGCCGCAGACACTCCGAGCGCTGTAGAATCGTTTCGTTGGGATGAAGGTAACTTTGCAGAGATGGAAGGCCGCTTTTATTACCCGTGGCTTTGGGTCTTTGACCCAACAAGTACGGCGTATGTACAAAAAAGGCGTATTCCACCTAGCGCGGCTGTTTTAGGTTTACAATCACGCCTTTTTGTTTCTGAAGGCCCACAACAGCCTGCAGCGGGTGTTAGTTTCCCCTTACGCGGTGTTTTGGACTTAGCGTATGAAGTCTTACCGGCAGAGCAAAACGCCTTGCACCCTCTTGGCATTAACTGTATCAAGTCCGACCCTGGTTACGGCGTTGTCGTAGACGGTGCTAGGACGCTTTCTTCAGATGTTGATTGGCGTTACGTCAATACTGTTGACTCGTTACATTATCTTGAATCTCTTTTGCGCAAAAATTTAAAGATCGGGGTTCATAAGGTAAATGACGAGGGACTTTGGCAACAGTTGACTATTATAGCTGAGAATATTTGCCGGAACTTCTGGAAGTCGGGCGGTTTACGCGGAATTACAGAAGACGAGGCGTTTTTTGTTACTTGTAACAGGACAAACAACAGTCAAGAAACTATTGACCAAGGTCAGGTATACATAGACATCGGCGTAGCACTTCAAAAGTCGTCGGAGTTTATTATTTTCCGTATTGGTCAGTGGTTTGGCGGCTCGTCACTTGAACTCGTTTCTGTTTAAGGAGGCTAGAAATGTCTAGACGCCCTAATCCTTTGGCCAATTTTAAGTTTACGGTGAATGTTACGGGCCATTCTAATTGGGCCGGAATTGCCGCAGGTTTTTCTCGTGTCAGGGGTTTAAAAGCTACTACTGAGAAAATCACGTATCGTGAAGGTAACGATCTGCCGACGCCCCGAAATGTCTTAGGCCAAACTACGTTTGACGATATTGTGTTAGAGCGCGGTTTGACTACAGACATGCGACTTGTAGAATGGTATAAAGCCGCTTTGGATTTGACAAGAGGCTTTGTCGGACAAATGCCA